TTACTTCTTCGCCTCTGCAACCACTTTACTACCCACGCCGCGGTTATTGTATTCCCACATGCGGTTGTAGTTAGTGTCATTCAGATTGCGCTGTATTTCGTCGTTATCATCTACGCTGCCGGTATTACCCGCAAACGGACGATTAGAGATCACCGCATCGGCCCACGGTTTAGCCGTGTTAAAACCTTCGTTGATGGCGCTATCACGGATCACCACCTGACCGTTGGTATTGGCATCAACATCCAGCGAGCGGCCCAGTTGCGCCACACCATCACCGAAAGCATTGAAACGGCTGTTTACGGCGAGGAAACCGTAGTAAATGTTGGACAGCGTAGCCGGTGCAAACACATACGCTTCTTGCTGAGTACGTGAGTTCACCACGCGGAATTCGGTGTTATCGAACACCACTGCGCCGCGACCAGAAACGATATCCACATCCCCTTCAATGTAGCTGTTGGTCACCAGCGTACGCGGCTGACGATTCGTTTCCAGACGGTTCTGCACACCGCTGTTGGTGACAAAGAAGGTGTTCTGACGACCGAGAATGTTAACGTTGTTAATCTGTACCTGGTCACCATCAGTACGCAGTGCCACCGCCGGATGGTTACCTGCATCTACGCTATCGCCCAGCGTGTTTTCGATGGTCAGATTTTGCAGTTGCAGGCCATTGTTTTGTGACCAGAAGACCGCAGAGCAGAGAACACCGATACTGTCGCTGCGTTTGCTCTGGCAGCTATCGTACATATACCACGCTGGTTTACCTGGCATATATTTGCCGCGCGGGTTGACGTCGTGACGCCAGTCGGCAGGGCTCATGCCACCATCAAGGGAAAGCCCAATCTTCACATCAATCGGTTTTTCACCTGTACCGTACAGAGTAATTCCACCCGGAGCGGCAGGGACATATACCGTTCCCTGATACTCACCAGGCATCACGGCAATATACTGGCGCTTGTTGGTACGCTTGATAATTGCCGCATCTACCGCCGCCTGAATCGTGGTATGCGTTACACCTTGAGTGCCCGCCGGGCCGACAACAAAGTCAGGTTGCGCAGGCAGGGTAATCGGGGAAGGATTCCACGCTGCTGCACCTGGTGTCAGGGATGCAAAATAGTGTTGAGCATCGAAATTCTGCGCTTCTTTTGCCGACAGAATCGGGCGAGAAGAGGTACCAGGCGCGGTTTGATCAGAAGGACGTTGATCGGGCGGGGTTGAGCTACAGGCGGTCAGCGTCACGCCAAAAGCCAATGCCAGCGCCAGACGGGAAACTGAAAATGTGTTCACAGGTTGCTCCGGGCTATGAAATAGAAAAATGAATCCGTTGAAGCCTGCTTTTTTATACTAAGTTGGCATTATAAAAAAGCATTGCTTATCAATTTGTTGCAACGAACAGGTCACTATCAGTCAAAATAAAATCATTATTTGATTTCAATTTTGTCCCACTCCCTGCCTCTGTCATCACGATACTGTGATGCCATGGTGTCCGACTTATGCCCGAGAAGATGTTGAGCAAACTTATCGCTTATCTGCTTCTCATAGAGTCTTGCAGACAAACTGCGCAACTCGTGAAAGGTCGGCGGATCCCCTTCGAAGGAAAGACCTGATGCTTTTCGTGCGCGCATAAAATACCTTGATACTGTGCCGGATGAAAGCGGTTCACGATGAGTAGATGCAATTATGGTTTCTCCGCCAAGAATCTCTTTGCATTTATCAAGTGTTTCCTTCATTGATATCCCGAGAGCATCAACATGCAATGTTGTAGGGATGGCAATTTTTACGCCTGTTTTGCTTTGCTCGACATAAAGATATCCATCTACGATATCAGACCACTTCATTTCGCATAAATCACCAACTCGCTGCCCGGTAACAACAGCCAGCTCCATTGCAAGTCTTAGCCAACATGGTGATGATTCTGCTGCTTGATAAATTTTCAGGTATTCGTCAGCCGTAAGTCTTGATCTCCTTACCTCTGATTTTGCTGCGCGAGTGGCAGCGACCGGGTTTGTTGTTATATGGCCTTCAGCTATTGCCTCTCGGAATGCATCGCTCAGTGTTGATCTGATTAACTTGGCTGACGCCGCCTTGCCCTCGTCTATGTATCCACTGAGCATTGCCGCAATTTCTTTTGTGGTGATGTCTTCAAGTGGAGCATCAGGCAGCCCCCTCCTTATTGCTTTAATTTTGCTCATGTAATTTATGAGAGTCTTCTGCTTGATTCCTCTGCTGGCGAGGATTTTTTCGTAGCGATCAAGCCATGAATGTAACGTAACAGAATTATCACTGTTGATTCTCGCTGTCAGAGGCTTGTGTTTGTGTCCTGAAAATAACTCAATGTTGGCCTGTATTGCTTCAGTGATTGCTATCCTCCTGTCTCGGCCTAATCCAAACTCTTTACCCGTCCTTGGGTCCCTGTAGCAGTAATATCCATTGTTTCTTATATAAAGATTAGGGGGTAAATCCCGGCGCTCATGACTTCGCCTTCTTCCCATTTCTGATCCTCTTCAAAAGGCTACCTGTTACTGGTCGATTTAAGTCAACCTTTACCGCTGATTCGTGGAACAGATACTCTCTTCCATCCTTAACCGGAGGAGGGAATATCCTGCATTCGCGCACCCATCGACGAACTGTTTCAAGGCTTCTTGGGCGTCGCTGGCGTGCATTCCACTCCTGAAGTGTCAAGTACATCGCAAAGTCTCCGCAATTACACGCAAGAAAAGCCGCATTGATGCGGCGATGGTAGGTCTGGATATCATTGAGCCATGAACAGGCCTCATCGAGTGTGAGGCTGTGGTTAGTCCTTTCGTAACTCGCTGATTCTCCTGTAAGTCTCTGGTGCTTTGTTTCCGTGTATCTTCATTTCAGACTTCAACAGAGCAACGAGGGAATCCCATTCGTTGAGGATGCCTTTGAATGCCGGAACGCGCTTTGCAACCTTGTCGAATGAATCTCTGATTTCTGGAATCTTCTCAACAAGTGCAACGCATCGTCGGAAGTCTGCTGCGTCATGGGGAGCGCCGAAGTGATGACCATAGATATTCTTTTTCAGGCCACATGCGATTGAGGCAAGAGTTGCGCTACTGATGCCAACATCGCCAGTCGATTGCCATTTCAAAACCTTCATAGACAAATCTGACATTTCTTGTCTCCAATAAAAAAAACCTCCATCAGGCGGCTTGGTGTTCTTTCAGTTCTTCAATTCGAATATTGGTTACGTCTGCATGTGCTATCTGCGCCCATATCATCCAGTGGTCATAGCAGTCATTGATGTTCTCTGCTTCGATAACTCTGTTGAATGGTTCTCCATTCCATTCACCTGTGACTCGGAAGTGCATTTATCATCTCCATAAAACAAAATCCGCCGTAGCGAGTTCAGATAAAAGAAATCCCCGCGAGTGCGAGGATTGTTATTCATTGCCGATATTCACCTTTATCGCGAACACCTTTACCGGTTTATCACCGAAGTGCGGATGTGTGATTGTCTTGATTTCATATCCGTCATACGGAACATCAATTCTGCGGCTGGAATCGTCGCGCTTCGGATATCCCTTTGTGATAATCAGGCGGTCATACTCCCGGAACATAATTCGCTTATTCCAATAGTCATTACACAGGCGATACTCTTCCGTTTTCTCTCCTCGAATCATGGCATCGAAGTATTCACCTTTGACGGCAAGTTGTAGGTTAGCCACGGTTAACCTCCTGCGGAGTAGCCTTTACAAGCACTGGTGCAAATCCATCTTCATTAAGGTTATGAATATAGACTTCTGTTCTCCTGCGCTCTTCAACGTTTAATATTGTTTCTGGATCATAAACCCATACTTTCATTCGACTATTCCATGAAGAAATCGCTTCAGATCTAGTTCGTTTTTCTGGTCCTTGGGCACCACATTTGCATGACACATAGCGCATTTTCCCTCTGATACTGAATGAGTATCCGATGTTAAGCACAGTGGAACCACAGAATGGGCAGCGATATAGATTCATAAATCATCCACCTTAGGCGCAGCTGAGACAGCAACATTCCAGAACTCAGAAAACATATTGTATGCACCAGATAGATTGGAAGTAGCATACCCTCCAAGCTCACTTCTAATCTGAACGGCTCTCATCATTTCCGGGGTTAACTCCTTCGGCACCATAACCCAACCATCCGGAGTTACCGGAGAGTTGCCACCGGGAATATTTTCCGGAATATTTTGTTGTGCGTTTTGTGGTTGTTCTGATTTACCCTGAAGCATGGCGGCGCGGCAGGCGTTCCAGCCAGCTGTTCGCCCAAGCGCGTAAACTTCAGATGGATCAAGATAATCAATGTCATGCCCGTCCTCATCGTCGTTCTCAGGTAATGCAGCAGGTACTACCGGTACTGGCGGAGCGGCGTAGACCTCAATAATTCCATTATCAATAGGCCATTCTCCATCCTTGAGGTAGTCACTTGTGCCGTCAACTTGCTGTTCTGCAATGTGGAATGCACCTATTGGTTTTGCTTCCAGCGATGCCAGAGCAATCCGTGCCAGTTCCATTTGTTCGCCACTAGTAAGTCCGTTATCAAGCGGGGATTTAATGAACAATTCGATACGTTCTTTAGTGATAGTGCTCATATCACTCTCCTTTGATGCGAATGCCAGCTGCGCTTGCTGATTCTTCATATGCGCGTTTAGCAGCGTTAAGGATTGCTGCCAGTGGCGTATAGCCGCCATCCATTCGGATTGTGTTGTGGATGCCAGCCATTGTGTCGCGCAATTTGCTGTGGCTAGCAGACAGTTCTGCTATGCACTTCTCTGCGGCATCGGCTCGATCTTTTTCACGCTGGAACATTTTGTGAGTGCGGTCTATAGCTTCGATTCGTGCCGCTGATGTCTTCTGCACGGCTTCAAGCTCAACACGCAGCTTCCCAACCGTAAGAGCAATATCCTCGTTCTTCTGGTCGCGGCGTTTGATGTATTGCTGGTTTCTTTCCCGTTCATCCAGTAGTGCCAGCACGGTTTCTGGCCCGGTCAGAAATTTGAAGGCGTTGAGCGCATCAATATCCACACCGTAATCCTTAAGTTCCTGTTCAGTTAACAAATCATCATCAACTGGCAACATTAACAGGCGTTCCATTGCCGGAATTGCACGCTCTGCCGCCTCACGCAGTGCCTGATAGTCAATCTTGCTCATTGGATGACTCCTTTACGAAGCTGTTCGGCGATATCTTCGAGAACGCCATCAGAGAATGAACGGTCAAAATCGCCTTCCGGCGCATTGGCCATAAACTCAGTAGAGGTAAGAATCATCCGGGCAATATCAGCGGCGTTCTTCGCAGTATCATCAATAAAACCAGCTTCCCAGGCAGCCAGCATTCTGTTCGCCACAAAGTAAGCGCCCTCCTTGCGTGCTTCAGTCTTCACTTCAGGCAGAAAAGCATCGGTGGCTGGGGTTTCAGTAATATCATCTTCCCATTCGCTAAACTCCTCACGACAAAAGTCATTAAATTCCTTCTCAGATTGCTTAAGCGAGGAATTTTCAGCAGCCATCTTCGCGCATTTAGCCTCAAGGTTATCAATCGTGATTCCAGCAGAACGACACTCCCGCAACGCCGTTTCTAGTTTTGATTCAAGTTCACCGAACTTACGGACAAGATATTCATCGTTTGTTTCGTCAACCTTTAAATCACTTGGGATGCATTTACCTTTCAGAAAACCATCCATCTCAATTAGTGTCATTTGTTTCATTTCTTCCCACTCCGCCACATCGCATTCAGATATTTGTTGTCATTAACAGAACCGAAACTCTTTCTCTTAAGCAATTCCTCTCTCGATGGCATTGGCTTTGCGCGTTGGCGAATAATCATTTCTGCCGGAAGAATGCCGGGATTGTATGCAAGTCCTCTCATGGTAAATTCCTCAGTCATTACTGATAGCGCCATAGCGTGAGCGGTAATTACGCAGGCGCGGGTCAATTTCAGGGAAGTGGGTATATGTGGCTTTGCGGAATGGTCGGATTGATGTCTGGTAAATTCGCTCGCGTTCTTCTTTCTCTGCAAGCCATATACAATGGCGAAATTCCTTTTCCTCTTTCGTTTCCTGCGGTAGCGACATTATCCGATCGTAGTTTTTTCTGAATTTATCCAGCACCTCCGATACGGAATTGCCGGAACAGCGGCGCGCGTCATCCGCACCATACAGAGGCGCTGGCATGGTTTTCTCCTGTTGATTATTTAGCTAACTTTTTCCAGATCGCTGAAACGTATTTGGCTTGGTGAATGGCATCATCAAGCGCGTTGTGGCGAGTTCCTTTGAATGGCATATCTCGCTTAGGGTCTAATCCTATTACCTTCCCAAGTTCGACGATTGTTCTTACGTCGCGGTCATTCCACCACTGCCACGGAACTGGCTGCCCTGTCAGCGAATAACTGTTTCGGAGAATAACGCAGTCAAATGATGCTCCATTCCCCCAAACCTGAACGAATTTGTGGTTAGCGTTCTTTATGATGAATTCAGATAACCATGAAAGAGCCGTTGAAAGCTCCTGAGTGTTGCTGGTTAGCGATTTTCTGGCTTCTTCACTCTGTTCCAGCCACCATAAAATCGTTGAAGCGTCAGGACGCGCCCGATATCGCATTGATGACTCAAGCGAGATATTTACCGAGAACTCTTCTCCTGTTTCTCCGGTATTCGGGTCAAAGAATACCGCCCCAATAGAAATAACTGGCGCATATGGCCCGTTGCCCATTGTTTCAAGGTCAACCATTAAGTGATTCATGTAAGTCCTTAAATTGCGTGAATAGCGTGACGAGGGAAGGGGAGAGTTACTGGTGCAAAGGGTATATCGTCGTCAAAATCCATCGGAGGTTCGTTGTGTTGTGCTGGTGATGATTGCTGCTGTGGCTTCTGTGATTGCCTGCTGGCTGCTTGTTGTTTGCTGTCGCCAATTCCGCCAAGCATTTGCATCACGCCATTAATTCCGACATGAACCTCGGTTGTGTAACGGTCTTGCCCTGACTGGTCTTTCCACTTTCTGGTTCTCAGCATTCCCTCGAAATAAATCTGATCACTTTTTTCACATACTGCCCCACGACCTCAGCCAGTTTCCCGGATACAGCAACACGATGCCATTCAGTCAATTCCTTTTGCTCGCCAGTATTTTTATCTCGCCATTGTTCTGACGTGGCTATTGTCAGGTTAGCGAACGCTGTACCTGATGGTGAGTATCGAACTTCCGGGTCTTGTCCTACCCGACCAAGGATAATCACCTTATTTACGCCTCTGCTTGCCATTTATGCCGCCTGTTTTAGTTCGTTAACTCTGATGTTCATTACCTGAACGCATTTAGCCTGCGCCTCCTCATTGCCAGCCATTAATTGCCAGTCACGCTGATAACGCTCGATGAGTTTTTTCTTGTCAGTTTCTGTTGACGCATAATCGCTGAAGTCTTTCAGGATTTGTTCGCAGTCAACCGATGGAGATTTCTGGTTGGTATTTTCTGGTGATGGTTTGTTATCTGATGCTGGTATTGCCCATCCCGGCAGCGATGGAGGGAGCCAGTAAAATCCTGTTCCATCCTTGAGTTTTGCCCTGTGCCATCCCTGCTTTTTATCGAGAGATGTTTGTGCGAAACCTTCCTCAAGGTTATACAGATACCGACCGATTCCCCACTGAACGGCAGCGCGCTTCATTGCACCGGAACGACCACCTTTGACGGCTTCTACCTGCGTGTTTTCAGCAGCATCCCATTTGGTTACCCATTCGGAATCAATCTTTATTGATATGCCGCATTCAACGCCGCCGTTGTTGGGAATATCGCGGTATTCATTGCGCCATCCTGCTTTGCCGCAAACATCGTCCAGGCGTTTCATGATTGCCCGGTTCGTTACATAAGCCAGCACCATAGCCCACACTTTGCCATCGCGTGTTTTACCGCTTTGCTGTATTCGCCATTCGATATCTTCAGGGCTGAATGGCTCATCGAATTTATTCAAATCCATAATTCACCTCAGAATGGACACGGCCCAAGGAAATAACGCTGATTTAATACTTCAACTCGGGACAAATTAAGGCATACCCGCATTCCTTCGCGGTCGCCATTATGGCGATACCAGAGAGCTTTCTGCGTGTACATGCGTCTCTGTAACTTGCTCTCCTTCACTGTGGTTGCAAGTGACATGAATATCTCCTTCGTTACCGATTAATTCTTTCATCTGACGAATGAATTCTTCGTCTGACCAGTTATCTGTAAAACTCATTTCCTGCGATACCACGGATGGTTGATAGCTGATTTCATCGCTTTATTTGCTTCAAGCCACATTTTTGAATCACCAATAAATCTGGCTATTACTGCTTTGTTCTGTGCAGCACGAAGCATCTGGTGATTGATGGCTATTTCATTGCGCATAACGCCTCCAGTTGTTTCTTTGCTGCTCTGATTAATTGTTTAACTCGGCGTGATAATTTAGATTCGTGCGGGTAGAAAGCGGACATGACGCCGCTACCCGCGAGCTGAAAGTGCATCATGGGTAACTCCTTATATTTGATTGCATAACGAAAACGCCTCGAGTGAAGCGTTATTGGTATGCATATAAAAAAGCCCTCACACTGGAGGGCAAAGAAGATTTCCAATAATCAGAACAAGTCGGCTCCTGTTTAGTTACGAGCGACATTGCTCACATAGCAGACTCGCAAATCTGCTATAGGTGCTTATTCGCATCGCATGACAACATCAAATTTTTCGAGATTACTTTGTCGCAACAATCCTTCTTCTACGCGGTCAGCTTTTCTATAATTATCAAATTCGAAATGTTTAATTACTTCTTTCGTTTCTCGCTCTATAACTTCAACAATGTATTTCTTATTCATCATTCTTCCCCAAGAGCTTTTCTGATTGCTGCAAGACCTTTATTAACAGCTCCATACCATTCTGGATATGTTGTCTTTGTTCTATTTTTGGTTTGCTTAAGTAATAACTGAAGTGCTTCGAGAAGGTCAGGTGCTGCCGCTATTAGATTGGCATCTTCAATGCATTGAACTTCCTCACAGATTGCAATATACGAACGCCAGCCTGCGCCATTTTCAAGTGAGTCTGCCTGGATGATTTTAATCTCATCGCCATCCATCATTATTTCCCACTTACCTTCAGTACCTTTAAATTCCATGTTAGCCTCTGTTGTTTATGCCAAAAATAAAGGCCGACTATTCGGCCTTATCTACATTCCTGAACCAAACGCAGATCGGACCGTCTTCTGTATCGTGAATCGAACCGACAAACCATCCTTCTCCATCTGGCATGCTTGGCTCCCATCCACTGATGTTTTGATTCCCATCTTCAAAATACGCGTCAATTACCGTTTGATTGTTGTCGTTTTCCATTTCAACAATTGATGATTCAATGCCATGCTGCTTGCAGAAAGATCTGAACTCATCAGCTGAAATTACCTCTCTATCCCCAAACAGGTTGGCGTATTCTGGGTGCGTCCAGTAGCCATCCTCGCTTCGCTCTACTACTAATGCTTCCATATCTCACCTCAAATAAGTGGTTTGCTGCCTAATTTCATTTTCTGGCGACCAACACAAGTCACACCCATTTCACTGCGTGGCTTGCGGTAGTAAATACGGTTCTGTTTACGCTCTACTTCTTCTGCCTTCTTGCAGCGAAGGCTTCCGAGTGATGCTGCTTTATCTGCTCTGACGCAACCAGAGAGCTTTAGCGCAATTTTTCGCGCCAGTCGCTGCTCTTGCATTGCCTGTTCACGTTGAGCCTGTCTGCGTGCTCTGCGGCGATTTCTGGCGTTATCGTCAGCCAGATATGTAATGACTACTGTCATGTTGACCTCCGATGATTGACTTTGGCGATTGGATGGCCGGTGCTGAACTCCGGCTTATTTACAGGCACCTTGTTCTCCCGAAGCTCTCCTGCGCGCATCAGCCTGCGCATTCATCCAATCCCAAAGCCAACTACTCTTTGGTTCCCGCATTTCGGCGGGACAATCCCATCAATGTTAAAGAGCCTGCCAATCTGTTCCGTTTGGCTTCCAGCGTCCTGCTGATGGCTAAAGAATACTGTAGGTATTTTATTGTGTAAATACCCAAGGTATTTATTTTTGGTGAAATAATGATAAGCAAATGAATACAAAGGATATTTATTTTTTCGTTGTCTGCTTGTTCAGTGCTTTTTATGCGGGATATGTGAAGTTGACCCCGATAGCTATTGCTGCCGGGATTATAGGTTAGTCAGCGAAGGTTAAGACGAGAATTACCTTAATGATGTCTGCTACAACAGACACGGCCATAGATAAACAAAAGACGATCCAAGCCATAGAGATGTCTTCACTACCATCGTATAGAGTTCCGTAATCACTGGTGTAAGGCGTAAATGTCGCGCCTTGATACAATAGGTATAAGCTTGATCCATAGAGGATAAATGCAGATATCCCTTGTATTGCTATGATCACTAGAATCATGAAACGAGCTGATCTATGCGCCCAAGCCTGGCTTATTTTTTCTGATAGAGATTTCGCAATAAAAGCATGCGCTAAGCCGTAAATTGTCGAGATTGCCAACATCCCCAAAAAGCTTGCTATAGCGGTTCCAACCATAATCGCACCTTGCGTGATCAAACCAGCCTTAGTTTTGTCTCAATTGCAACGCCTATAATCTTGCAGTTTCCATTGATTGGCACGAGAGGCCATGCAGGATTAAGTCCCTTGAGGTATTTATTTCCGCCGTCGATTATCAGCTTCTTGAATGTTGCTTCGTTAGAGTCAGAAAGTTTTGCTATGACCAAGCTGCCGTTGATCGCCTCCCTTCCGGTATCGAAAAGAACGAATGTTCCCTCTGGAATGCTTAACCCAACCGGTGCCGTCATTGAATCACCTTCCACTTTAAGCCAGAACGCATTACCTTGAATATGCGCGTCAGACTCAAGCCAAACATCTATGTCTTTAATGGTGTATGGTTCGCATGCTTCACACCACGAGCCAGCCTGGATACTGCTTAACACCGGATACCTCTTTCCTGCTCTGTATTCCCCTGCATACCTTACGTTGGCATCGCTCTTAAGGCTTTCTGCCTGTTCTGCAACCTTGGCAGCAATTGACTGGCTAAAATCAGCAATTGAGACTTGCAACAATCGTGCAAAACCAGATGCAACCTCAACGTTTAGCGCGTTTCTGCCATTAAGATAATGCCCTACCGCTCCTTGGGTGATACCCAGTTCATCAGCGATTGAGTATTGGGTTATTCCCAATTCTTTCTTTTTTGACTCATACAAAGCCTTAAGCCGCTTAGCGTCTTCGAGCTGTTCTGTCGTCAGTGATTTTTTATTTTCCATAGCTTAATTCTAATAGCTAAGGTACTTAAACTAAAAATACCCTGAGTATTGATTGCTTTGAATACCTGTAGTATTCTTTGTTCATGGTTAATAACGGAGAGTGCATATGATTCGAATGACACTTGCCGATTACGCCAAAATCCATGGACAGGCTAAAGCAGCCAGTGACTTTGGTGTAATCCAGTGCGCTATCAGCAAGGCCATTCTGGCAGGCCGTAACATCATGGTTACGGTAAAGCCTGATGGCAGTGTGATTGGAGAGGAAGTTCGTCCTTTCCCAAGCAACAAGAAAAACAAATAGTAACACCGCTCTTTAACAGTCATGGTCCTCATTCCCGCCGAAATGCGGGAATACAACGCGCATAAGTTGATGCGCATAACTTCTTATTTGTTAAGGAAATACTTACATATGGAACTTACAAGTACTCGCAAGAAAGCGAATGCAATTACAAGCAACATCCTGAATCGAACTGCTGTACGTGGTCAGCGAAAGGTTGCCGACGCGTTAGGGATTAATGAATCGCAAATTTCGCGATGGAAAGACAGCTTCATCCCAAAAATGGGAATGCTTCTGGCTGTTCTTGAATGGGGTGTTGAAGACGAGGAGTTGGCGGAACTGGCTAAGAAAGTAGCCAGAATGCTGACAAAAGAAAAAGCCCCGAAGAACGGCGAATTCTTCGAGGCCTGATGTAGAAAGACTGGATCAATCCACAGGAGTAATTATGACATACGAAAATGACAAATTCCAGGTTCTGAAGAGCATGAAGGTGCCAGATGATTTTAAATCAAATGGCTTTGTTTATGTGCTTTCGAATGAGTGCATGCCAGGAATTTATAAGATTGGGATGACTAAGCATTCACCAGAAGTCAGGGCTAAAGAAATTTCAGCCTCTACTGGCGTTCCTAAGCCATTTAAGGTGATAGCAGCCTTTCATTCAAATAATCCCGCATCAGATGAAAAACTCATTCATAAAGCCTTTGCAAAAGAGAGGCTTAGTGATAATCGAGAGTTTTTCAAGCTTGAAGATAATGATCTTTCTGAATCTCTAAATGAAATAAGGGCGCTGGTTGGCCCTGAAAGAAATGGCGAGACGGCAGAATACGCAATTTACGACTCATTCATTTCTTTTCGCCATGAAAATGAGCTTGATCTTAATGAGGAGCTTATAGAGCAAGGTCTGGGTAGTGTAGTTGGTCATCTTCCTGCGGTGAAAAATTTCCTTATTCGCGCCGGAATTGATTACGCGAAGCAACTGATAAGCAAATATAACTCATCGATAGTTATTAATACAGATGGCAGTGTGGTGATGGTTAAGTTTCTTGAAGCCCAATGCTTTGATGCGGAGGTTGGAAATGAGCCTGGCTGAAGTATTTTACCTGCCGAAGAGTGAACCTGTTGAACAGGAGCGAAGAGTGGCTGATATCGATGATGGTTACACCAGATTCGCTAACGAGCTGCTGGAAGCTATCGCAAGTGCCGATTTAACCGCTCGCCAGTTGAAAGTTATGCTGGCCTACGTCCGGAAAACATATGGATTCAATAAGAAAACAGATCGAATAGCCGATGAGCAAATTGCTCAGTTAACAGGACTGTCAAGGCAGAATGTTAACAAGGCTAAAAAAGAACTGATTTCAATGAATTGCCTGTTTATGGATGGAAATCAAATCGGTGTAAACAGTGAGGTATCTGCGTGGCAATTCAGCAAGTGTCTCCAAGTTAGCAACTTTGTCTCGAAGTTAGAGACAAAAAATGTCTCCAAATTAGAGACACTCAATGTCTCGAAGTTAGAGACACACAAAAGACATTCTTTAAAGACAAAAGAAAATATTAATAAACCCCCTATATCCCCCAAAAAGGTTTCTCAGAAGTTCGACCCGCTAGAAACAGAGTTGCCTGATTGGTTATCAGCAGAAACATGGTTGTCGTGGGTTACCTATCGCAAGGAGATAGGTAAGTCGATCAAGTCTAAGCAAAGTGTAACTCAGGCTATCAACGTTCTAAGCAGAAGTCTGGAGAAGGGATATACACCTGAAGAAATTATAAACCAGAGCATCGCCAGTGGTTGGCAGGGGATTTTTGAGCCCAAGACTCCAAAGGGGAAATCTCAACCGAGGCCGCAGCATCGAGCTATGCAGGAAAACTTTGCCACCAAAGATTACGGACAAACTGAAATGCCTTCATGGGCGCAGGAGTGAACATGACGCTGGATGAAAAGATCTCCCAACTTGAGAAAAAACTTGCAGAATTGAGTTCTCCGCCAATTGCTATCGAGCATACAGCTGTAGAAATTGGCACTGGCATCTGTGAAAAACATGGTGAGTTTGAGCAGCGTAACCGTTACTCGACTGGGCCAATTAAGTTTGCCTCAAGACCTAGCGAATGCCCGGAATGCATGAGAGATGAGCTTATTCGGCTACAGGCAGAGAAGATTAAAATCGACGAGGAATCACGTAAGCGCAATGTCGAGTTTCTGTTGAATAATCTTGATATTCCTGAACGATTCAAGGGTTGCACACTACAGAACTACGAACCAGTCAACGACGATGCAAAGAGAGTGCTCAGGGTGTGTCAGGCATACGCCAGCAAATGGCCTGAGAGGTTACAGAAAGGCGGTGGGCTGGTTATGTGTGGAAAGCCTGGTACTGGAAAGAATCATCTTGCACTGGCTATCGCCCGGCACGCAATTACGGAACATCAAAGCTCAGCTATTTTCACAACGGCGCTGAAAATTGCCAGAGAATATAAATCAACATGGTCGAAAAACTCCACCCGCACAGAGGATGAAGTGATCCGACAGTTCACTAAACCTGACTTGCTAATTATCGATGAGGTTGGTGTGCAGTTTGGAAGCGAGGCGGAAAAGATGATCATGTTCGAAATCATCAACACCCGCTACGAGCGCATGAAGCCAACAATCCTGATTAGCAACCAGAGCAAAGATGAACTGTCTGCATTCATTGGTGAGCGTGTTATTGACAGGATGAATGATGGCGGCGGGTGCACTCTTGCGTTTACATGGGATAGTTACAGGAGCAGATCGTGACTGGAAAAGAAATCATCCTGGAATATCTGAAAACTCATGAACAATTCTCCCCACATGAATTAGCACTGATCACCGGAATACCAAATAACAGAATCGCTCAAGCAGCAAGGCATATGGTGAAACAAGGACATTTGAGTGTTGTTGAGCGTAAGTGGAAGACGGTTATTTATGCAAAACGCAAAGTGAAGAAGGAGCCAATTAAAAGAAATCCAGATGGTACGGGGTGGGGATGTGCAAATCCAATGACGGCGTTTATTAATAGGGCGCTTATGGAGGTAAGGCAATGACCATCTACATCACTGAGCTAATAACAGGCCTGCTGGTAATCGCAGGCCTTTTTATTTGGGGGAGGGTAAATCGTGGCTGAGTTAATTTTCTCTGCATTGAGGATTCTCGGTGCTATGTGGATGGTGGCGACGTTCATTGTTGTTGCCAGCAGTTTTGTCCGGTTGGTAGGCGAAGGTAAAGACCTGGTGGGTGTGCTTTTCGGTAGCATTTTCCTGTGGGTGATTATCGGTGTTATGCCTGTCGCTGTAGCAAAAATGGCGTGGAGTTTTGTGAGTTGAACTGAGGGTAAGTATCGATGGACGAATCAAGAAAGCAGTTTGAAGAAAGTTGGTTGCGACGTGGAGGCGAATCCTCAGACCTTATCCGTTACCCTGAAAATCACCATGAAATTGGCAGTGGTGATATTGGTGGTCAATACGTGATGGACGATGTTCAAGGCCACTGGCAAACGTGGCAGGCATCGCGAGCAGCTATTGAACTGGATATTGACTGGCCCGAATCGAATGACGACTTTTGGAAAGATGGTGAAGAAGGTGCTTATGCGATGGGTTATGAGGATGGGAGAGACAAAACGGTAATTGCAGTAATGAAAGCTATCAGAGCCGCTGGAATTAAAGAGAAGAATTTCGATGAAGCAAACAATCTTCCTCCGAACTAAGCAACAACAGCAAGCTGCAATAAATGCCATCCTCGCAACACCACTCGATAAAGACAAGCCAGTCACCATCCGCATTACTGACTACAAGCGCAACCTTGACCAGAACGCAAAATTTCACGCGATGCTGGCGGATATCGCTCGTCAGGTTCAATGGTGCGGCAAATGGTTAAAACCAGAACAATGGAAGGTTTTGTTGATCAGCGGTCATGCAGTGGCAACAAAACAGGAAGCTGATGTTTTTCCCGGGCTTGAAGGCGAATACGTCAACATTCGCGAAAGCAGCGCGCAGATGAGTGTGAAGCGTATGGCAAGTCTTATCGAGTACACAACAGCCTGGGCTATTGGTCATGGTGTCAGATTTACCGACAGGAGGTACGAATGAGACGACAGCGACGAAGTATCACCGACATCATCTGCGAAAACTGCAAATACCTTCCAACGAAACGCTCCAGAAATAAACGCAAGCCAATCCCAAAAGAATCTGACGTAAAAACCTTCAACTACACGGCTCACCTGTGGGATATCCGGTGGCTAAGACATCGTGCGAGGAAATGACAATGGATTATTCACAGTTAAGTGATTTTGAAATTAACGTGGCGGTATTCGAAGCCATTCATAACGGATCGCCGGATTACAAAGAAGGTGAGAATGGCGATATGGTGTTTGTCTCATTTGAGGGAGACATTGTAAACGGAGACGCAGTTGAAGTAGAAGTTGAGCGCGGATCCTTTAACCCATGCGCAAACCCAGCAGACTCATGGCCGATTATTGAAAAATACAGGATTAGCATTATCAATCTCGATGAAGACGAGTGGGGTGCACGCGGTGTGGCCTACTGTAAATCTAAGCGAGCTATACATGAAAATCCCCTTCGCGCCGCCATGATTGTCTTTCTCATGATGCAGAGAATCCAATAATGCTTAGCCCATCCCAATCCCTTCAATACCAGAAAGAAAGCGTCGAGCGAGCTTTAACGTGCGCTAACTGCGGTCAGAAGCTGCATGTGCTGGAAGTTCACGTGTGTGAGCACTGCTGTGCAGAACTGATGAGCGATCCGAATAGCTCAATGTACGAGGAAGAAGACGATGAGTGATTACCTGAAATGGTATCTCTGCCACCGCTGGCTAATTAAGTTTGCTGTAAAAGACTGGATGACAGCGGATGCCAACAAACTTAAGCAAAGAAAGGACTATTACTACGCCAGAATGAAGGAAAACTACTGCTCAATTCGCACTCGCATATTTATTAAAAAAGACCTTCAGTCAATTCTTCAATTGCGAGGGAAGGTAAATGGCTAACCTACGCAAAGAAGCGCGCGGCAGAGAATGCCAGGTACGTATTTACGGCGTATGCAATGGCAATCCTGAAACTACAGTTCTGGCACATTACCGGATGGCTGGAATTTGTGGAACGGGGATGATGCCTGACGACCTGATCGGCGCATGGGCTTGTAGTGACTGCCACGCGGAGATCGACCGACGCACAAGGATTCTCGACAACAAAGACGCCAGACTTTACCACCTCGAAGGCGTGATCAGGACGCAGGCGATACTGCTGAAGGAGGGGAAGATTAAGTCATGAACGAATATCAGTTTGTGCTTCCATACCCGCCGTCGGTGAATACCTACTGGCGAAGACGGGGAAGCCAATACTACATCAGCGATAAAGGCCAGAAATACCGAAAAGACGTTCAGCAAATCATCCACCAACTCAAGTTAGATATTTTCACCAAATCACGACTCCGCATCAAAGTAATCGCAGACGTTCCAGACTCCCGCCGCCGCGACCTAGATAACATCCTGAAGGGTTTACTCGACTCCCTTATCCATGCCGGATTTGCGGAAGACGACGAGCAATTCGATGACATTCGCGTAATTCGTGGTGTGAAAGTACCAGGCGGACGGCTTGGAATAAAAATCACCGAACTGGAGAACGCATGAACGCCACAATTCAAACGATACCAGAGCTTCTTATCCAGACACGAGGCAATCAGACCGAAGTGGCGAGGATGCTTTCCTGCGCAAGAGGAACAGTGCTCAAGTACAACCGAGACAGCAAAGGCGAGCGTCATGTAATAGTTAACGGCGTCCTGATGGTCAAACAGGGCAAGAGGGGAAGACGATGAGACTCGAAAGCGTAGCTAAATTTCATTCGCCAAAAAGCCCGATGATGAGCGACTCACTACTGGCCACAGTTTATTGGTTTTCGTAACTGAGTCATTTTATTATTTTATTGCAACTTTTAATCTTTTATAGTGCGAAATAAATGGAGCTGGCATTCATTTCGCACTTTATGTTTTTGTTGGACTTATGTTATTTTGATTGAATTCAATTCAGTTAAAAAAAGAAGGTGATTGCTCCATTTATAAATGAATAGTCATCCCCTGTCTTGAATTCTGATGTTACTTTATTAAATGCTAGTGTGAAGGCTACAGGTGCATACCCAATTGTTGCGCCAACTTGATATTCATCAACAGTTTTGTTTAGCGATACTGTTGTTTGTTTCGTCTGTATTGTTTTTCCTTCGAGAGTATAGTTGCGATTGACATCTCGTCTTTCCATACCTGCAAAAATCTTGTATTTGAATCCGCTTGTATCGGACATATGCATTAAACCACGGGGAGCCAGCAGACCAAAGCCATTATCCGAATTGAAGGTTTTATCATTACCAATGGCAATGGTTGCGCCATATGCTACATATTGAAATAAGTTTCCAGTAACAGCAGAAACTTCAGGGTATAATCCAACATTAGCACCTAAAATATCCATACTTGGTGTCATGGATAGCATCCCTTTTACAGTATAACCGTAGCGATTCTCTATTTGATCATCCCATGCATGATATTTTTCTGCCCCAATAATCTCATGAGCTTTATTTTGTACTTTCTGACCGCCTGCGTCGGGGCCAACAACACCTATGTCAGTACCTAATCGATAGCGAATCCAGTCATTCGCAAGGGAGTTCCATTCAATACCAGTGTGAGTGTATGCACTAAAAGCTCTGTCTCCAGTTACAGCTGTGTTGTGTCTTTTATTACTGCCTGATGGAGAGTAAATATCTTGCGCAATATGGAGAGATAATTGGCTCGAGTCTGAGATATCGTGGCTATATCCCAGAAATAAGCCTTGTGAGTAATCATCTCTGTTTTCATGTTTATTGCCATAAATATCATTAAGTATTGGTTGAAACTTCCCTGCATCATCATTTGCTAATGATAATGCAAGGCTGTTCGCGATAGCTGAACACGTGGTAAATGACAGAGCAATAAAGACGCCAGCGATGACACTTTTTTTCATATGTTATTGTCTTCCTTTTTTTTGAATGGTGCGCGTATTTTACATACATGAGTTTGTAATACAAGGTGCGTAATCAATATGATGTTTTATAATTGCGTGAGACAATTGATTTATTCGTTTTTTATTGTGGTTTTTATTATCTTTTAATGTAACGGTGTTTTTATTAAGTGTGTTTGCGTGGTGTTTTATGTTTTTTATAATTTTTATTTTATTAAATTTAAAAGTATTAGTAATGGCTATTCTATATAGCAATATAAGAACTGTTACAAAAAAAGGGGGGGCAATTACAGGTAGTTATGGATGATGAGTGAAACAGATATTGGAGAACCGGGGAATGAATGATGTCTGAGTCTTATATATCAGAACTCCTTCGCTGTCGCTGGGGGCTCCTGTGCTTATGTCGTTTCCCCGATTCGGTTTTGAACGATTACCGAATGTTGAAGAATTATGCCAAAATATAGAAAGGATTTACTGCATGAATACCCAATATTTACAGTATGTTCGTGAGCAACTTATGGCAGCTACTGCTGACTTGAACGGAGCAACGAAAGGCCAGCTCGAAGCCTGGCAGGAGCATGCACAATTTGATACTGGTACATACAAACGAAAGAAGCCGCGCATTCTGGATGTGGTAACTGGCAAGATGATTACGCTGGATAATACGCCGACTTCCGGTAAGCAGTCGTACGCAAAAGGTTCATCCATTGCTTTGGTCAGCCCGGTTGAATTCTCAACCTCTTCATGGCGCCGCGCGGTTTTGTCTCTCGATGAACATCAGAAAGCATGGTTGCTTTGGTGTTACAGCGAAAGCGTTCGATGGGGGCATCAGGTCACCATAACGCAATGGGCATGGAGCGAGTTTAAAGATTTGTTAAGTAACAGAAAAATTGCAGGTAAGACACTGGATCGCCTGAAGACGTTAATCTGGCTGGCTGCACAGGATGTGAAGAGCGAACTTGCAGGGCGTGAGGCCTATGAATACCAGACACTGGCATCATTGGTGGGAGTGACAACAAAAAACTGGTCCGAGACATTTACTGAACGCTGGGTTGCAATGAAGCACATTTTTCTACAGCTTGATAGTGATGCTTTATTGCTTGTGACGAGAACACGTTCAAAACAAAAGGCAGCATTTTTACAGCAAAATATTGCAAAACTGGATTAA